TTGATAACAATTAAACAGAAAAGACTGTGCGTCGGCACTGCCCAATTTTGCAGCCATCAATGCTTTTTCAATCACTTTCTCTTTGTGAATGCGACTGTCAGAACTATTGAGATCTGTTATCCAACCCGAGGACATGTATCCTTTGAAACGATCATCGTTGATAGTATATGGTGCAAGTGGTTCATACGTCATTATTTACTCTGCTTTCTGTTTGGTCAATGCACACACTAATAAGAATTTTTCGTAAGCATCACGCACTGCTGGATTAGAGTATAACACATCTGCTTCTTGTTGTAAAGCATTCATTCCTGCCTCGGCAACATCGTGTGCGCTAGGTCCTTGTAAAGTAAAGAGTTCATTTCCGAACTCTTTTGCTAACTTTTTCCAGGCTCGTTGTTGCCCTGGTGTTATTGGCTTTTGTAGTGGCCGAAGCTCACTGGCCATGAGCATGGCTTTGGTCATGGCATCTTCTGCCACACGTCCTGCGGCAATCAATGCGGCATAATTAGGTTCCACGTTAAACCTACGGGATTGACCCCCGGGGTATACACAGACAAGGTGATTACCTTTAGGGAAACTATCCAAAAGATCGCTATCATACTCAGCCACAGGCCGATACCGCCGTCCAATTTTTTCATAATATACTTTCTTTACCATGAGCTATTGTAAAACACTTTTAGTCCCAGAAACAATTCGGCCTTGGCGTTACGAACAAATGCAAGATCCTGCTCTTGGTAATGGTCGTCACTATTGTTACCAAAGAAGAATCCGCTAGTAGCAGGTAACCGTTTATTTACGATATCCTGCTCAAGTTCTTCAAGATCATTCCATGTGAGTTCTAGTTCGGTGCCATTAAAGTTATCACCTGTTTGATAGCCAGGTTGGCATTTGCGTTCCCATAACTGATGCATCCAACCATGCAGATTAGGATGCTTGTGCCAGTATGCAATTTCACGGTGACTACTAACGGTGTAGGTGCTGGCAGTTGGTTGAGTGGCTGCATAAGCATACATATCTAATCCCATATTTTCCTTATGTTTTGACTAAGTTTGGCACTTTGCCATCTTTGAGTGTGCGTAGTAGAATACGATTACGCTCATCTTGCTCTTTGCGTTCACGCTTTTTGTCATTGTTCCGATCAATGGTCATACGGTCGTATTCTCGTGCCCATAACACACCTTGCATAAATCTGTCGGCATGTTCTAATGATCCAGCAAATAATATAGCATCACGGCAGTAGATAGGCAATGCGTCTTTATCTTTTGGCACTAATGCCACATGCTCGCCATACATGTCACCATGCTTGTAAGCAGTAAACCGCATGCCAAGCCCATCCGCTCGTTCTTCTAACTTACGAATTTGTGTAATTGTATTCCAGCCTGCCATGACAATTCCTATGTTAGCAAATAATCATTGATTATTTGGTGCCATACACAGCCATCATCAGGCTGTCAACTTCGGCTTCGGTCACTACCACTTGAGCGGCTGCGGCACGAGCCTTGGCTGCTTTGACACGGATAGAATCCATAGTAGGAGCAGTTTTGGCACTCTTCACTACCTTGGCCATTTTGGTCACACGCACCTTTACAGTACGAGCAGGTTTGGCTTTGGGAGCCACTTCTGCTTGTAGTGCTTCACGAACTGCATCTGAGGTAGCAAAGCCGCTGGCCAAAAGATGTGCAACCGCACTGACCTTGTCCATAGTAGACGGCAGCGGAACAATGTTCACATCAGTATCTCCCAGTTTGGCCAGCTGTTTGGCACGAGCCTCAGAGTTAGCAAAACGAACTTTGAGAACACCTTTGAGAACGGAAGTACCAGCGAAAGTGTAAGACATAAAAACTCCTGAGTTAAATTAAAAATGTATTATAACCGAAAACACAATACCGGTCAACCCCAGGCTAGACCAAAGTTGCGGGCACATACCGGACCATACCCAACTTGCACAGAACGATCATCTTTCAGACCATGATTGCAGAAACTGCAACCACCAGTGAGACGTCCATAGCGGCCTGCGGTAGCAGATGGGTCATCTGCAAACTCTTTTACCAGATCACACACTTCCCGAGTGGCACTGCGGGTAGCAAAGAACTCGCCGGTAACATCCACGCGGCCAAAGAACTTGTTGTTGCCAAACGGGCCGCCGTCAGTGATCAGGACCTGACCTGCATATTTGCTGTTGGTACCTGCACGAGAGAATGCCACTGGCTGCCCTTGTGTGGTTTGCAATTTAACTTTGACACGGCGCAACTTTTTGGCGGCCACATCAAACAGATCTTGAATCTTTTGAAAGTTCACTTGGATCTGCGCAACATGTGCAGGTTGTGTGGCACGTTGCTGCAAAGTATCAACCCAGGTCAGCTGTTTAGGAGACAAGCTACCATAACGATAAAAGTTTTGGATCAAACTTGAAGCAAAATTGCTATCGTTTTTACTCAGCTTATCCAGAACAGAACTCAGTGTTTCAACCTGAGTTTGTTGTACTGCATTCAGTTGCACAGTCTTGCGAGTTTGATTTGCGAACATAAGAACTCCTGTTTTGCTTTGCTATGTGTATATTATAACAAATTGGGCAATTTTGGTCAACCGTTTTCAGGCCACAAAGTCAAACAAGTAACCATAGGAGCCGTCAGGGCTGATTTGGATCTTTGTGTTGAGATCTTTGGAGAGCTTTTTTGCAATGCGATTGGCTTCTGCCGCAGTACAAACCACGCTCAGTGTACCACAAAAGAAACTAGCCAAGTTGTCTGACTTAACAATCTTTGCAACCTTGTCCAACACCACTGTTTCAAAACCCATTTCAAGCTCCTTTTTGCTTTGCTATGTGTATATTATAGCAAATTGGGCAATTTTGGTCAACCAGAATCTGTTGTAAAAAAGTTAACACTTTAGTATTATTTTTTAGTTTGCTAGTTTTTCCCAGACCAGTGCTTTGCTCAAAGACACAAGATTGCCGGCTACCAAACCATCAACATCATACACAGAGCCCACATACCACACACCATCTCGTATGATGTAGTAATATTCGGCACCGCTGTCGTTCACACGAGTCATGAAGTCTTCGAATGTGTGATCCACTGAAAACTCGCAACCATTTTCCTTACGATCGCGACCGTAAAAAGTAGTGATACCTTCTGCAGGACTCTCAAACGAATGCTCAACGCCATCAGGGATTTCGATGTTTTGACGCAGGCTCGACACATCTCCCAGGGCCACCAGGTGATTGGCCTTGGCACTGTCATAGTGTTCAAGCAGAGTGGCGCCAACCCCACTGAGATAGCCATCCCAATGAATGTAAATGCTTTTGCACTTGTCACCGTGCATGACACCAACGCGACTACGAGTACCCATGATTATTGACCTTCCATAACGTAGGTTGAAAGAACCCATTTAGCACGGTTCAGCAGTTGGCGCTGATCTTCCAGAACGTTGGCCAGTGTGTCTGAATCGTACGGTCCATAAGAGACCATTTCTTGTGCATCGCTCATCAAGCTCATAGCATACATTGCCGGGCCTGAAAAACGATAGGTCAGACTTTGTTCTACACACTCACGCATTTGGTCCACAGTGGTACCATACATGCGAATTTCACGGCGGTCTGATTCAGTCATGTCGCGCATGTAGCGGCCTTGGAGGTCAAACAGTACACTCATTCGGGCTCCTTTTTGTTAAACTATGCTATATTATAGCAAATTGGGAATAATTGGTCAACCAAAAGCTCGGATCATACCCGAAATGCCAATGGCTATGCTCACAAGGTTAACTGTGATCTGTGGCTTGTTTCCTACACGCCAGGCCCAGAGAAAAAACATCACAGTGCCCAGCAGGAATGTAATGATGTTGTAAGGATAAGCCGCAGGGCCCACAGCGTTGAGACTGTGCCCTGCAATAATTAGGACAGCGCCTGCCCACTGCAAGATTTCGTTGAGTTCTATTTTCATGTTTAAATTATAGCCGATCTTGCAATTCTGGTCAACCAAAATTTTAAAGGAATTGAACAGTTTGACGGATGCTTCGGTTGAGACGGATAATCTTGCTCATGATTTCCTGGAGTTGCTGCTGCAAAATGGGTTCAGCTTCGCGGGGTACAGCGTTCATGACTGATTGTAAACGCATAGCGTTAGCAACCAACTCTTGCTTCTTAGTCATTTTCTTGACCATGTCAGCATCTACTAGAGCTTGGCGCCCGCCTACTAACATCTGTACTTTTTGCATGTCAACTCCTTGTTGCTGTTTATGTGTATATTATAGCCGATTAAACGATTCTGGTCAACCAAAATTTCTGTGAGATTTTCACAACAAAAAACCCTGCGCAGGGCAGGGTTTTTGTGGTTATTTTACAACAATTTGTTGCAAAATTAAGTTGACACAATTAGAAATTGTATTCTATGCCAACACCATATTGTTTAATATCGGCCACTGATGTTACATTATCAATGTTAGCCCAACGACCATGCAGAGTCAATGATTTGCTCATCGAGTACGCCACACCAAGTGCCTTGGCAGTTACGCCAGTGCTGGTTTCACCGTAGCTGCCCAACAATGCAACTTGTGAATTAAGTGCTTGACGAACGCCCACGCTCTTACCTGTGCTGCCAACACCAGACACTTTGTCATCGCTGTACATGCCAAACACTGTGGTACCTGTTTTGGCCACAGTATATTTGGCACCAAGGATGGTGCTTGAGCTGTTTACACGGTTGCTGTAACTTGCCACAGTAACAGATACTGGACCTACTGCGTAATCAATGCCGGCAGCATGTGCATTGGCCACACCAGCTGTTTCGCTGTTGGACACTGCGTAGTTACCTTTGAATCCAGCCACAGTTGGGGTGCTAACAAATACTGCGTTTTGCAAACGGCTACCTTGTGCATTGTGAATTGTAGCTGCGGATGTA